GGAAGGGTTTATGTATCTTAATCCATCAACTGCATTTGAACCAACTAAATACGAAGAACAAAACAATAATTTCGTTACTTATGAATTATAATAATATTATCACAGTTAAATTCGCACAAGCGGAGCAACCTAGATTTGAAGAAAAGAAAGGTAAAGGGTATATTGAATTCGGTATTAATAATAATTACCCTGATTATTTGATAGGGTTATATAACGAAAGTCCTAAACATGGTGCTATTATTAAGAGTAAAACTAATTATATATTCGGTCAGGGTTGGGATGGCATTGAACAGAAGGCAAATACTAAAGGCGAAACTTGGAATCAAGTAACAAAGAAATGTATTTTAGATGATGAACTTTTTGGAGGGTATTATTTACAAGTTATTTATAATTTATTAGGAGAGATTAAGGATGTGTATCACCTTGAATATCATAAAGTTAGAATCAATAAAGAAAAGAATGAATTTCAGGTAAAAAACGATTGGTCAGATAATAAAGAATCACCTAGATTATACCCTGCTTTTAATATTGCTGACCCTGTTGCAAGTCAAATTTTATTTGTAAAACAATACAACCCTAAATCAGATTACTATCCACTTCCGAATTATTATCAAGGATTAAATTACATTGAAAGTGATGTACAAGTTAGTAGACATATTTTAGGTAATGCAAAGGATGGTTTTGTAGCTTCAACTTTAATAAATCTAAATGGTGGTGAACCAGCAGAGGAAGCGAAAGAAGCAGTTGAAAGGGGAATAAAAAAGAAGTTTACAGGCAGCGAGGGTGATAGGGTTGTTATTATGTTCAACAAGTCAAAAGATAATAGTGCTGAAATATTGCCATTATCTTCAACGATGTTAACAAAGGAAGATTTCACAAACGTTAATAATTTAATTCAGCAGGAACTATTTGCCTGCCATCAGGTTACATCACCGAGTTTATTCGGGATTAAGACCGAAGGGCAGTTAGGCGGTTCAACCGAGATTAGAGATGCTTACAAGATATTTGCCAATACTTATGTAAACGAAAGGCAGCAAGCAATTGAGGAAGTATTTAATCAGTTGTTTAATTATGTAGGTATTAACGGCGAATATGAATTAATACCAGTTGAGCCGTTAAGTTTTGAATTTAGCGAAGGTGTAATGGCTGCTAATATGACAAGGGATGAGATAAGGGAAAAACTAGGCTTAACATCTGAAGTTATTACTCCATCAACAGATAATCCATTAAATAGTCCTATTGAACAACCTATTGCTGCTTCAAATGATTCTATAAAAAACCTAACAGGCAGACAATACCAAAACGTGATGCGTATTGTTAGGCAGTTTACAGGTGGCAAACTTACCAAAGAACAAGCCGCTTTGATGTTAAAGAATGGATTTGCTTTTACCGACAGCGATGTAAATACTTTTCTTGGATTAGATGCTGACCCTTCGACATTTAGTGCAGTTAATAAAGAAACTGAATTGTTAGAAATGTTTGAAAAGTTCAGCGAAAGTTTGGAAGATTATGATGTGATTGCAGAGAAATCACCTAAAGGATTCAACCACTTTGCAGAGGAGGGTAGTCTAAGCCAATTAGAGGCTGAAATTTTGAACTTAATTAGTAAGGATAAGAGAATCACCAGCGAAACAATTTCAAGCGTTCTGAAGCAAGATATAGCGGTAGTAGAGGCATCATTAAAAAGCCTAGTTGAAAAGAATGTTTTAGTTTCTAAGGAAATAAAGGTTGGTCAAGATACTATCATTGAAAGAAAGAAAACAGATATAAAACTAGATAAGCCTAAAACGATTACTTTGTCTGTTGCTTACACCTATGCTTTACGTTCTGAATTAGCAGGCGAGGAAGTTTTAATTGATGGTTCAAGACCTTTTTGTAGGAAAATGGTTGAGTTAGCAAAAACAAGATTATGGAGCAGTGCTAATATTCAGCAAATGAGTGTCGTGTTAGGATATTCAGTATTTGACAGGGTTGGTGGATTTTGGAATAATGGAGGTGATATTGAAACGCAATGCAGACACCAATGGAAACCAGTAATAATTAAAAAGAAATAAATGAGCGCAAATATATTATTCATATCGGAAAGTTTAATAAAAAGCAGAACTGGAATAAGTGATGCTATTGATGGCAAACAATTAAAGCCGCATATTAAAGTTGCACAAGATTTATATTTGCAACCTGCATTAGGTTCTACTTTATACCTTCGATTACAATCAGGTATAGAAGCAGACAATCTTTCTAATTTAGAAAAAAGTTTATTAGACAATTATATAACAGATTGTTTACTTTGGTACACAATGAGCCTTTTACCTTTTGGATTAGGTTATCAGTTTTTCAGTAAAGGCATTCTTCAAAAAACAAGTGAAGAAAGCAACGCACCTAGTAGGGCAGATTTAGAATTGATAGGAAATGAATATAAAAAGACTGCTGAATTTTACAAACAAAGATTAATTAATTATTTAAGGGAAAATTATTTATTATATTCTCAATATTTTAATCCTGCAAGTGGATTGGATGTTATTTTTCCCGAATTAAAAGCATATACAAGTCCGATTTATTTAGGTAATGTAGTTGATGGGGTTAGGGTATTTAGTAATAATGCAACTACCGATGGGGCTACAACTATTTACCATACACCAGCAGCAGGGGATAATAGTTTTTCAGTTGGTGGGTTAACTAACAAAGTAGTATTGATTGCAACTAGGTCAGGATTGGTAAAAGGTATCACAAACTTACCTACCGCAAACCCTATGTATTTACAAATAGTTAATGATGTAGTTACGTTATCTACTGGTGATGTAACACAAGCAGCAGAAATATTTACCTTCACAATAAGATAAATTTATGGCTTATAAAAAAGCATTAATTCAAAAAGTATTATTTCATGACTTACAACCAATTAATAACAACAATAACAAGCCTGTTGCAAAGCCATGCAATGATAGAGACGGCAAAGCACACAACCCCAAAAGAATGGTTGCTAAGAGATGAGCAGCCAATTTATCCAATAGCTTGTTTTTCTGTTAATTCGGGAACTATGAATATAGGGAGAGAACAAGTTTTTACTGTTCAATTTTTCTTTTTAGATAAAAGCGGAAAGGAGGCAGAATTTGAAAACGATGTTATAAGCGACCAAATACAAACTGCTTCTGATATATTGAGCCTTATGAGAACAGGAAGGAATAGTTATTCAATAGATGACAACGTTTCATTCAATGCAATATCGGATAAGTACGAAGATTATTTAGCAGGGATAGAATACACAATTAATATTTCAACACAAAACGAATTTACAGGATGCAACGTTCCTACATTATAATTTTATTAATACTTTTATCTTTTGGACTAAAAGCGCAGGTTTACCAAGCTATGCCACAGGCTGGATATGGGCCTGTAAAAAGATTTCTTACTGATAGTGTTTTAACTATTCCAACTGGTATAAATTCTTTAAGAAATATAACAGGAGGAAGGGATGCAGGACAAATAAGATGGAATACAACTGATAGCGGTTTTTATGTTTATAGCGGTTATCAATGGATTAAAATAAATATTGATAGTGTTTCTTTAAGCAATAGAATTAATGGCAAATTAAATATTTCAGATACTGCCACAATGCTTAGTGCTTACATGAGGAAAACCGACACATTAAGTCTTTCAAATAGAATTAATTTAAGGGTCAAATATACAGATACTGCATCAATGCTTTCGGTTTATTTACGCAAATTAGATACTGCAAGTTTATCTGATAGAATAAATACAAAACAAGACCCTATAACATTAACTACAACAGGCACAAGCGGATTATCTACCCTTACAGGGGCAACTTTAAATATTCCAAATTATGGAGGTGCTTTAACTGCTTATGTACCTTATAGCGGTGCAACTACTGATGTAACTTTAGGAGCAAGAAATTTAACAGGAACTTTGCTGAATGCAGATTATTCTTTACAAATAAAAAATGAGGTAGGTGCTGGCGGTGCTTCAACATTGGGTTATACTTCTATAAGTTCAAACAATAGTGGATATTATTTTTATACAAGTTATAGCGGTGGTCAAAAGGGTGCTTATTTTAATTACCCTGCAAGTGGTACAACATTCTCTTATAACTTGCCTGTTCGTGCAGGTACAATCGCATTGGTAGAAGATACGGTTAGTTTATCAAATAGAATCAATGCAAAAATAGGTGCAACCGATACAGTTTCTTTATCCGATAGAATTAATCTAAGGGTAAAATATTCGGATACCGCTTCTATGCTTTCACCTTATTTAAGGAAAGCAGATACAAGTTCTTTGAGTAATAGAATTAATTTAAAACTTAATATAAGTGATACTGCTTCAATGTTATCTAATTATCAAACTGCTATAAATGCTCGTGTAAAATACACAGATACTGCGGCAATGTTAGACCCTTATTTAACTGCTGCGGTTACAAGTGTAGGGTTATCAATGCCAGTTGCTTTTAATGTCAGCAATAGCCCTGTAACAAGCACAGGAACGATTGCAGTAACAGGTGCAGGAACGGCGGCACAATATATTAGGGGTGATGGTCAATTGGCTACTTTGCCATCAGGCGCAAGCGGTGGTTCTTCGGTTGATTATTATTTAAATGGGGGAACAAGTCAGGGAACTATTGGAGGAAGTACTTATTACGAAATGAGTAAAATTCCAGTTATAGGAACTAACGCAGATTTTAACAGAACTAACGCACAAGGTAACGGATTAATTGCTCAATTTATTACTGATGTTGCAGACCCTAACAGATTAGAAATACCAGCAGGAGCATGGAATTTTGAATTATTTTTTAATGCAAGTTCAAATGGAGGTTCACCATCATACTATATTGAATTATTAAAGTACGATGGTACTAATTTTACTTCTATTGCTAGTGGTTCGGCTATACCTGAATTAATTACAAGCGGAACAACTATTGATTTATATTTAAGTTCTTTAGCAGTTCCCTATACAACATTATCCGTTACTGATAGATTAGTGATAAGGGTTTACGTTGTTACAAGTGGGAAAACAATTACTCTACATACACAAGATGGACATCTTTGTTTAATTATTACAACATTTGCAGGGGGTGTAAGTTCATTAAATGGGTTAACTGCAAATACACAATATTTGGCGGTTGATACGGTAGGAAGTGATTTTAATATTAACAGTTTAGTTGATACACATACTTTTAATTTACCTACTGCTTCTGCAACAAAACGAGGTGCTTTAAAGTCTGCGGATTGGTCAACCTTTAATGGTAAAATGAATTATGCAGATACTGTAAGTTTGAGTAATAGAATCAATACAAAATTAAATAGTAGTGACACTGCTTCGCTATCAAATCGTATCAATGCAAAAGCAGACGCATTAAGTGGAACAACAAACACAGTACCTAAATTTACTTCAGCAACTACGATTGGAAACAGTAATATTAAAGATGATGGAAGTGCGGTAAGTATAAGCACTACTGCTGGTTCAAATGGTGCGCTTCAAGTTGGTAATTATAATGGTAATATTTTAATGAATACTACCAATAGTAATGGAGGTTTAATATTTAAAAATACTTCATCTTCTAATAAATTATGGGATATAAGTTCTTTTAACAATGATTTAAATTTTAACGAATCAAATATTTCACCAACTGTTATGACTTTAAAGGCAGGTGGAAATGTAATAATATCAAGTTTAATTGGTAGTGGCACTCGAATGGTAGTAGCAGATTTAAATGGTGTATTATCTACACAAGCAATTAGTAGTGATACAACTTCATTAAGTAACCGAATCAATTTAAAATTAAATATAAGTGATACTGCTTCTATGCTTAGCAGTTACCAAAGCGCAATTAATTCTAAGCAAGCAGCAATAACATTAACTACCACAGGCACAAGTGGAGCAGCAACCTTCAGTTCTAACACTTTAAATATACCACAGTATCAAGCTGCGGGTACTTATGTAACAAGTGTTACAGGAACTTCTCCAATAGTATCAAGCGGAGGTGCTACACCCGCTATTTCTATTCCTGCTGCAACAGGTTCAGTAAATGGATATTTAAGTTCTACCGATTGGACAACTTTTAATAATAAATCAAATACTAGCGGAACGGTTACAAGTGTAGCTGCTTTAACATTAGGCACAAGCGGAACGGATTTATCTAGTACAGTAGCAAATGGTACTACAACCCCTGTAATTACTTTAAATGTACCAACTGCATCAGCAACAAATAGGGGTGCTTTATCAAGTGCAGATTGGACAATATTTAACGACAAGTTTAATCTACCAAGTTTAACAAGTGGTTCAGTACTATTTAGTAATGGAACAACTATTGCTCAAGATAATGCTAACTTCTTTTGGGATGATACAAATAATAGGTTAGGCATTGGAACTATTGCTCCTGTTGCTGCTTTAAATGTATTAAAAACATCATCAACATTATATGACCCATTATCTGAAGCAAGCAGATTTCCAACTGCCTCACAAATTTATTTAACAAATTTAAATGCAGCTAGTAATTCTTTTGCAGGTATTACGTTTCAATTAACAAGAGCATCAGGAATTAATAGCAATGCTTATATAGGGGCGATTTCTACAACGGTTAACCCTGATATTGTTTTTGGTCAAAGAGATGGTTCAAATACTTTATATGCTGAAAAAATGCGTATTTTTTCGGATGGCAATGTTGGAATCGGAACAGGAGCAACTAATAATGCTTCAAAACTACAAGTCGCTGGAAACCTATCATTAACAACTGCTGGTAATAAATTATTAATAGCAACAGGAACTAATGCAAGTGCAGGAACAACGGCGGCAATGACTGCTGGAACAATTACAGTATCTACTACTGCCGTATTAACAGGTAGTATTATTCAATTAACTGCCCAAACAACTGGAGGTACGGCAGGAGCATTAAGGGTTAGTTCAAGAACTAATGCAACATCATTTGTAATAACATCAAGTTCAGCATTAGACACATCAACGGTTGGTTGGGTAATTATTAACTAAAATAAAGAAATGAAAAAAACAATCACAACAGTATTAATTGCATTAAGTATGTCATCGGTATTTGCCCAAGTATCCGATACCTTAATAATTAAGATGGATACAACCACTTTTAAAAATGTAATTGCCATCATACAAAAGCAATTGGATTCAAAAGCAGCAAGTAATTATGTATTAGAAGCATTAAGTAAATATGAATTAATATCAACAAAGCCTAAAGAAATAAAATGAAAAAATTAATATTATCAGCTTTAATTTTGGCAAGTTTGTCAACGAAAGCACAAGATAGCACCGCAGTAGCGGACACAGTAGTTTATTCAAAAGGTGCGATTCACATTGAGCCAGTTATTGTTAATGCGCAAGGAGATAGTGCTTACTCAATAGTATGGGTAGCATTTGATTTGAGTAGTAATGCAGAAGGCTGCAATACATATGTTAGCCTAAATGGAAAAACTAATCATAAGTTAGCTGATTTTAATTGCCCTATTCCTGCTTCGGTTGTTGCAGTATGGGGAGTAGATAATACAATAATAGACAACTATATCCTTTCTCAATATCCACGATTCAAAAAACAGGACTAATGAACTTTCAAGATTACAAAATATATATTTTAAATGGCTTTGCGCTTTCGGTATCAATGACCAACATTGAAACTTATTTGCGAGTTACATTACTAATGTTGTCTATTGCATACACAATTTTTAAACTTTTAAAAAATGATAAAAATGAAAAATCTTAAAACAAGTTTGGCAGGATTACTGGCTGGTATGCCATTTGTTATTGATGCGCTTATGCAAGCCTATACGGGTGGTTCTTTTACCAATAAAAGCGGTCTACAATTAGTAGCAGCTATCGGGGTGGTTCTTTTAGGTCTATATTCTAAAGACCACGATGTTAAGGGTATTTAGTTGGTTGGTAGCAGTTTCCTTATTAGGAGGCTGTTACACCCAATCTAAAGCTGTAAAACAAGTTAACAAGGCACTAGGCAGCTATCCTCAAATAGTGGCTAAAATTGCCTTAGATTCATTCCCTTGTGATGTTATCCGTATTGATACGATTATATCTGTAAGTGATACGATTGTGGAATACCAACCTATTGAGAATTTTACTACTCTGTCGCAAATTGATACTATAATTGAGACAAAAAAAGTGTACGTTAAATTACCGTACAAGACTATTTATATTACAAAAGTAGTGGAATCAACTGCAAAGCTAACCATCATTAATGCTCAATTAGATTCGGTTAATAATGTGATTCGTGAATTGCAAAAGTCGAAGGATGAATTAAGCGGTAAAGTTGAAAGAAAAAATAAAGTTATTTGGTGGCTTATTGGTCTTTTGTTGTTATTGTCAATTCCTTTAGTTATCCGCATTTTTAAAATGTTATCAATAAATATTTAGTTTTACATACATGAAGCAGCCATCTGAAGAATTTTACCGATTAATAAAGTTATTTGAGGGCTGTAAATTAGAGGCTTATAGATGCCCTGCTAATGTTGTAACTATTGGCTGGGGTAGTGTTTTGGATACTAAGGGCAATCCTTTTCAAATGGGTGCTAAAATTACTCAGGCTGATGCTGATTTACTTTTGAAAAATGAAGTTAATAAAAAAGCTAAGTTTCTAAATAAAGAACTAGGGAAAACAGAAATAACGCAAAATCAATTTGATGCGCTTTTATCATTTCAATATAATTGTGGTAATGCAGCGTTAAGCAGAAGTACTTTATTCAGGAAAGTAAAAGCTAACCCAAATGATAGTACAATAGTTTCAGAATTTGCAAGATGGAACAAGGCAGGAGGCAAGGAAATTAAGGGATTAACGATAAGAAGATTAACGGAATCTAAACTTTATTTCAAGAAATAAAAATTATGCGCCCAAGATTTAACGAAACACAATCGGACTGGTGGAAGCAAAAGCAATTATTTGATAAGCAACTTTACAAGGTATTAATATTTTCAGATTGTCATGGATGGCTGGCAGACCTTTCTGCTTTACGTTGTATTAATAAAGTACTTCAGCATAATAAATTTGATGAAGTAATAATTAACGGTGATGTAACCGATATGCCTTACATATCAAAGCACAGTCAGAAACTTTATCAGGAGGGTATACTAAAAGGATATACTGAAGTCGGAGAAATAGAATACACTAAAGAGCAGATACTTAAACCTTTACGATTAAGCACAGAAGCAAAGATAAGAATTAGACTAGGCAACCATGATGAAAGAATAACTAATCCTTACAATATAGGAGATAAACAGTTGGCTAGATTGGCAGTATTGTACAAAAACTATAATAGTACTAAGTACAATGAGATGCTAGACCTTAGGGAAAGTGATGGTTATATTTATGATGAAAGCGACGTGTACAATTTATTTAATATTTTTGATGTTACACACGGATTAAGTTTAAATAAGACTGCTGCTGAAAAAAATATATTTGAGTATATGGGGAGTGGTTCTACTGGTCATACTCATAGGCTAAATTCAAAGTATTTAACTAATAGGAAAAACCCTTATGTTTGGCTTGAATCAGGATGTACAAGGTTAACAAAAGAAGTAGAATTTTTCCCTACTGGTAAAACTGCCGATTGGCAACAGGGATTCATTGAAGTAGTGTTTACAAAAACAGGATTCTTTGCCCAGCCTACTTTAATTCTTAATGGTGAATGTTATTATAACAATATAATATACAAGGGATGAACGGAAGTATATTAATACCTGAAAACTTTAAGCTGGGTGGAAAAACTATTAATATAATTATAGACAATGAATATTGTAACGACAATAACTGTTTAGGTGAAGCGGATTTTACTTTGAAAATAATTACATTATGCGACACCTATGCTGGTAAGAAATTAACAAAGCGAAGCAAAGAACAAATATATTACCATGAGTTAATCCATCAGATATTGCATACTATGAAATTAGAAAGATTAAAGTACAATGAATTGTTTGTTGATGCTTTTGCCGACTGTTTAATTGAGTATGAACGGACAAAAAGATAGTTTGTTTTTTTTAGTTTTGGTTTAATCCTGTCGTTTCTACGATGGGGTTTTTCTTTTAAAACCCAATATAATCAATAGTTATTAAAATAATTATATATATAATATAAATAAAGTTTAAAATAAAGTTTAAAAAAAAGTTTAAAATAAATTTGGTGGTATGGAATATTAAATATAATTTTATGGAATCAAATAACAATTAAAACTAAAAACAATGGAAAATTTAAAATCAAACATTGAAAAAACATTAAAAAGTGGAACTAAACTTTATGAAGTTTATATTGAAAATGGCGAAATAAAAATGAAGATGCCAAATGCAAGTATTATCATTGGTTTTACTGCTGATTATATTAAATCGGCAATTAAATTAATTAATGATGATAGTATTGCATACACAAGAATTGATAATGATTGGTATGGAGATGGTAAATCAGTTAAATTTTATAGTAGAGATTTAAGTGGTATAAGTAATTTAAAGGGATGGATTAACAATCAATTAAATTTTATGTTTAAAAAAGGATTTTATTCTCCATTATCTCCAACTGAAAAATCTTAATTAAAAAGGGGTGCAGCATCCTATCAACTGAATAAACCAAAAAACAAACTAAAATGAAAGCAAAAATTAAAATTAAAAACCCTTACACTTACCCAACATATACAGTTATTAGAGGAAGTGAAATTATCACATCATTTTATTCTAAAAAAGAAGCAATATTATTTAAAAATAAAATAAACGAAAATGAAAAATTACAAAATCGTATGTAAAGAAACTGGAAGCGTAATTGAAACATTCGCAACCTATGATGAAGCACAAAGCAGATTATCTGAATTCGAATATCAGGATTCTAATAATGGTATTTTTGTGGAAGATTTTTATGAAATAATTTAAACTAAAAAAAATGAAACCAAGCCAACTAAAAATGCTCGAAGATTTGTACAACTTTCTAGGAGCAAACGAACTACTACTAAAAGCAGAGTTTAAAAAAATCAAAAAGATAATACCTAAAAGTAAAAACCTTAACTTCCAGCAATTTTGCATCACCGCTTATTCTAACTTAAATGAAACTAAAAGTAAGTAAAACAGTATTACCACCTAAGCAGCCCAGCTTAATAAAATGGATGCAAGATTTCAAAGTAGGTGTAAGAATTGAAATGAAATCAAACAATAGAGCAGAAGAAATGAATCAATTTTATGACATTCAAAAAATTAAATTATGACTGACAAAGAAATAAATGACGCAATTATTATTACAATCATTATTTTGGTAGCTTTATTTGCCGATAACATTCTAAACTTTTTTTAACATGAAAATTTCAAACTTTACAAATAGCAAAGGAAACAAAGTAGCAAATCAATTTATTATTAATGATTCTGAATTTACTTTATTTCAAAGTTACGATTCTGTAATAATTAAAACTACATTTGAAGATGGTAAAAGAGTAGTATATTTAGATTCATACTACTGGGATTATTCAAAGACAACAAGTAAATATAGAAATTTATTTTTAGGAGAAAATAAAAAAGCAACGGAATTAAAAATTAAAAACAATATTTACAAACTTACTAACCTTAACTAAAATGAAATACAAATTTAAAACCGAAATTGAAACCGAAATTAATATTGAATTGCCTTATTATTTTAAAATAGAAAATTCACATATGGCAGATTCTTATTTTGCTATAATATCAGAAAATTTAGCGATTTGCAATTGGAAAATAAATGATATTACTTCTTTAAATTGTCCTCAAGTAATAACAAAATTTATTGATAAAGGTAAACAAATTACTTCCGCAGAATTTAAAACTGCAATAACCCAATCTTGTAACCATTTAATTAATCTAATATGAAAGACAGTATAGAATTATACATCGAACACCCTACCGATTGGGAGCAGTCAGAATATGTTATTGTCGATTACTTTATTAATTGGGATGGCGATAACCTAGATGACTTAGGAATTGACAAATGGCATCCAGTAGATTTAGCAGAATGGATTACTGAAGATTTAGTTTATAACGAATTACATAACCAAATAAAAAAACAAAATGAGCAATCTAATTAAAATTCAAAGCGAATTAAAAGCACCTAAAAACCAAACGAATAGTTTTGGAAAGTACAAGTACAGAAGTTGCGAGGATATTCTCGAAGCGGTTAAACCTTTACTTGCAAAGTATAATTGCCAACTTGTAATTAGCGACGCAATTAAGGAAGCAGCAGGGGTTATCTATTGTGAAAGTAGAATAGCATTTACCGATGGATTAGAGAACATAACGGTAACTGCCTGTGCTGGTATAGAACCAAATCGTAAAGGTATGGACATAGCGCAATCATTCGGAGCGTCAAGCAGTTATGCAAGGAAATACGCTTTAAATGGTTTGTTTCTTATTGATGATACAAAGGACGCAGATGCTACAAATAACCATAAAGAGGAAGTTAAACCATTTATGACTGATGATAAAATGATTAGTTTAGTTTCTCGGTATAATGATGGAGAAAGGGATATATTTGAGAAAGCAAAAGCGCATCTAGTATTAAGGGATAAAGATTTACTAACAATAAAAGCCTTAAAATGATAGAACAATATTCAAGCGAATGGTTTTCCCAAAGGATGGGCAAACTTACTTCATCAACTATTTATAACTTGATGACCGAACCAAAGTTAAAATCTGAAGCAGGGCAATTATCAGCAACCACAAAAGAATATCTAACAAGTAAACTTGCTGAACGTTTAACAGGGGTACAAAGAGAATTCACTAGCAATGCAACAAATCATGGTTTAGAATTAGAGAACGAAGCTATAAGATTTTATGAGGGCAAGACAGGAAACAAGGTTAACCCTTCAGGATACATTGAATCAATTAGCGGTCTGTATGGTGGTACACCTGATGGGTTGATTGAAGGTGGTGGAATAGTGCAAATTAAATGCCCCTACCAATATTCAAATCATATTAATAACGGTTGCATTGATAGTCAGGAATATTTTAAAAAGAATTACAAGCAGTATTACTGGCAATGTCAAAGTGATATGATAGTAACGGAAAGCGAATTTTGCGATTATGTTTCTTATTGTCCACAAATAGCTGATAACCTAAAAATGTTTATCTTTAGGATTGAAGCAAACATTGGTGATATGGAACTACTTTTACAAAAAATACACATGGCTGGAGAATATATTAATAACCTTTATAATCAAATTTCAAATGAACGATAATTTAAAAACAATACTTAAATACATTCAGTTATATACCGAATGCGATAACTATGCACTAGGAAAGATTGCTTTATTATTTGATGAATATCCTTTAGAAACTGTTAGGGTACAGATAGTTGAGAAAGAAATAAAGCAATTTATTCCTGAAAAAAAAGATATAGATGAATGGACAAAAAAATATCTTATAACAAATAACATTACCTATGAACAATTAACTGCTAATAATCGTAAATATGAAACAGTATTGCAAAGGGTTAATTTTTCTAAAGAAGCTAGAGATAATGGATTTTATTTAACGCAGATAGGTAAAAAATTAAAGATGCATCACTCTAGCATCATTCACCTAGTAAACAATTTTCAACCATAAAAACAAAACAATGACAGCACCAACAAATCAAAATGCAGAAGTACTAAACTTGCTTCTAACAGAAAAACAAACATCATTAAACCTAGTGATGAATGGAATCCTAAACTAAACTGCAAGGATTACAAACCTTCGAGCAATGGGAGTAAATGTCCTTTGTGAATTTATTTCACATACCAATAAGTTTGGTAGGGCAATAAGGTATGGTCAATTTTCAGTATTGAATAAAAAAGATTCAAGGAGAATTTACAAAGAAATTAATTAATTAACTAGGGGTGGTTAATTCCACCCCTTAAATTTACATCATGATAAGCATCAATTCAAATATATTCGATTTTAAAATAAATAATTCAGCTAAACTATTTTATGTATATCTTCAACATACCAAAGCACTTGAAAAATCAAATGCCCATTATGCAGATTGCTTTGAAGTATCTACAATGACAATTACCAATTGGCTTAATGAACTTCAGGATAAAGGAATTATTGAAATAATTTTTGATAAAAACAAACGTAAAATAAAAATCAATGAATAAATCTTATTACTTTAGCCATGACTACGCAGCAAGTAACGATGTAAAGATTCTATTTCTGAGGCAACAATTAGGGATGGAAGGTTATGGAATCTATTGGTTTTTAGTTGAAAATCTTGCACAGGCTGGGGGCATTCTACCCATGAACATTACCCCAGTTCTGGCAATGCAGATGCAGACAAATGAGGTAAAAGTAAAGGCAGTAATTGAAGAATTTAATTTGTTTACAATTGCCGAAAATGGTTTCTTTTCTAAACGATTAACCGAACATTTAGAGATGAGAAAAAAACTAAGTGATAAGGGTAAAATTGGAGCAGCTTTACGTTGGAAAAATGGGGGGGCTATTGGGGGGGCTTATGCAAAGAAAGAAAGAAAAGAAATAAATAATAGGGATTTTTTAACAAAAATAGTTCTTTAATACAAATACAATCATCAAATCAGTATAAATGCTATTTAAACGCATTTTAAGGTAGCAAGGTTTGATTTTAAATTACTTTTGATAGAATCTATCACGAACACATTAAATAACCCAAAAACAGGCTTAAAATGGCTAAGACAACAAAAGCACCACCAAACAACAAAGAGGTTGAAGATAGGATACTAGGGGTATTATTAATCGAACAAAATTCAGTACATACCTACATAGCTAAAATTACATCCGAATTTTTCTACCAAACTAAAAACCAATTAATATTTAAAGCAATTCAGGGTTTATATGATAAAATGTCTGCTATTGATATTGTAACTGTATGCCAATACTTGACAACTAACGAGCAAATGGAATTGGTTGGCGGAGCATTTGAAGTAGTTAAATTAACAAACAATGTAACAGGAAGCAGTTCAATGAATGATTGGATATTAATTCTACAACAAAATTACCTACAAAGAAAAGGTATTGTAATTGGTCAGGAATTAGTTAACGATAGTTATCAGGGAGAAATTGAGAATCATCTTAATAATGCTTCTAATAAAATATTAAACGCACAAGAAAGCATATACAAAAATAGTGAGAAAGGCATGGCTCATTACATCATGTCTTTAGCTAAGGAAAGGGATTCAATACTTGAAAATGGGCAGATTGGAATTGATACAGGATGGGAAAGTTTAAACAAATATATTAGCGGATGGGTTAATCCTGATTTAATTATTTTAGCAGCAAGACCAGCACAGGGAAAAACTGCTTTTATGTTGAATGCAATCCTTAATGTTTTAAGACAAGATAAGCCAGTTGGAATATTTAGTTTGGAAATGTCAGGGGAGCAGTTAGTTAACCGATTAATAAGTTTAGATAGTGGTATAGCACATCATTATTTACGGACTAACAACCTTACAGAAGCACAAAAGTTTATGCTGATGGCTAGTGAAGAAAGATTACAAAAAGCAAAATTATACATTGATGACACTCCATCTTTAAACATCAGAGATTTACGAAGCAAAAGCGCAATCATAAAAAGAAAATATAACATTGAATTTCTTTGTATTGATTACCTTCAACTTATGAGTGGAGTAGACAGGAAAGGAAATAGAGAAAGCGAGATTGCAGAAATAAGCAGAGGATGTAAAATAATAGCAAAGGAATTAAACATACCAGTAATGGCATTATCACAATTAAGCAGGGCAGTTGAAAGCAGAAATGATAAAATGCCACAACTTTCAGACCTTAGAGAAAGCGGAGGGATAGAACAGGATGCAGATTCAGTTATATTCCTAATGCGACCCGAAACATACGGCATTAAAGAAATAGAAGTTGATGGAATGACGCATAGCGCAGAAGGTAAATGTATAGTAAAGATTGCAAAAAATAGGCATGGTAATTTAAAAAATATTCCTTTTCAGTTTATTGGCGAAAGGATGGAATTTAAAGAAATGAAAAATTAAAAACTTATGAAAGCAATATTAGAATTTAACCTACCTGAAGACAAACAAGAGTTTGAACTAGCATCAAAAGCATCCAAGATGTATTGCACCTTGTGGGATTTTGATGTATGGTTGCGGACAGAAATAAAATATAATAACCAAGAACATTATGAACCAGTAAGGGATAAGCTGCGAGAGTTAATGTATGACAATAGAATTGATTTTGATATGGTGGAATGATTGTGCTATAACGGTTGAGGCTAAGAGCAGTTGCCTAAAATACTGCTCAAAATTTGCACTATGCTTGATGGCAATTGCTTTTAGCCTTTGTTAGTGGCTGGTGCGGTAAATTAAAGACAAATGAAAAAAGTAAGAATAATTGAAAGAACAATGCCCGATGGTAGAATAGAATTTACAATACAACAAAGACACTTCTTGTTTTTTTGGTGGTGGGTAGATGCTTGGATGAATAATGATGTTTCAACAATAGATAGTTTTTCAACATTAGAAAAATCACAAAAAAACTTATGCTATTTTGATGGAACAAAATGTCGTGAAGAAGTGGTGATGTAGCACTTGCCACTAACTAGCTTATATGCGCTACAAACATTCGTATATACACTCAATTTTGGCTTAAATGCGAATGATTCATAGTAATATAGTCAGCTTTAACCTGACAAATAAACTATGATTGATAAACAAGGTTTTAATGATTGATAAATTAATGACTATAATTCGGCATATTTGCGAAATAGCTGCCAAAATATTGCATGAATTTTTACAAATATTTCACGCATAATGTGTTATATAAGTCATTAATGCTGGCTTTATGCGACATTTAAGAAACACTAAAACTAGATGCAAATTAATATAAATAGGAGCAGATTAATTAATTACATTTAAAAACATATAAATTATGACACCAAAAGAAATAGAAAAATTATAATTACCGCAAATCTGCGTCAAATACTATTATTATTCAACGCAAACCGTTACAATCTGTCACGCTTTCGTACATAAATTATAAAATACTGTTGTAGCAAAATTATAAACCTAAACAAAAAAGGAGGTTACATTATGACTATTTGGGTAGTATTACTAACTATAATAAAATATATTTAAACTAAGGGAAAGGGCGGGGATAAATTGTCACCCCCCTTATTATAACTTTATTTCAAATGTTAATAACTTTATTATAATTTTATGTCATGTTAGAGAAAGACTTACACAGGTTAGTTTGCGACTACATACGAAAACTTTACCCATACGTTATATTTAGAACTGACTTTAGTTCAGGAATGAGAATGTCAATAGGGATGGCAAAGCGCCACAAAGCATTGCAATATTCAAATGCCTATCCTGATTTATTTATAGCTGAACCAAAGGGAAACTATGCAGGTTTATTTATAGAATTAAAAACAGTTAATAACGTAGTATTTAAAAAAGACGGAACAATGCGAAAGAATGAGCATCATGAAGAACAGGAAACAATGATGTTAAAGTTAAGAGGCAAGGGATATAAAGCAGAATTTGGATTAGGATTTGGACATACGATTAAAATAATAAATGAATATCTTAACCAATAAAAACAAACCAAATGAGCAACGAAAAAAAACAAGCAATCAGATTAGGAAGCGGTAAAAAAATTAACGATACTTTCCTAAGTTCAAGCCTGTGTATTACGGATGCCTTAGAGCATTCATACGAATACAATGGTAAGAAGTACATCAAGTTAAACATTAGCATATTTGCTGAACCTGACCAGTACGGAAAGAACGTAAAGATTACATTGAATGATTACGACCCAAAGGCAAAAGCAGAAACACCAAAAACAAAGCCAGTAAGTATTAATTCAAATGATGATTTACCTTTCTAATGAAAGCGCATACTAAAATATACATGAAGTATTTTGGTTATGGCATTGATTCGTACTTTGCCTGTGAAGTTTGTGATAATCGTGGAGTTGATTTACATCACATTGAAAATAGAGGAATGGGTGGAAGTAAAACAAAAGATTATATTGAAAATTTAATTTGCGTTTGTAGACAATGCCACGAGTTTTTCGGGGAAAAAGATGAATATTTAGAATTTTTAAAAATGAAACATTATGATTTTATGGAAAGACATCAAGGGTTATGAAGGTATTTATCAAGCAAGTAATTTTGGTAATATAAAATCATTATCAAGATTAGTTAAAATTGGCAATAATAAAAGGGTAATTAATGAGAAAATATTATCTCCTATAAAATGTAGTAATGGATATTATGCAGTAAACTTTACTTATAAAAAAAGAAAGCAATATTTATTACATAGATTAATTGCAAATACTTTTTATGGAGAAAATAATGAATTAGTTGTTAATCATATTGATTTTGATAAATCTAATAACAAATTAGATAATTTAGAATTTTGCACACAAAAAGAAAATATACAACATTCCTGTATAGGAGATAGAAATGGCAGATTAATTTTAAATACTGAAACTGGTATTTATTATTATACTATTGTTGAGGCAGCAAAATCTATTAATAAAAATGATGATTATTTAATTAAAAGATTAATTAATAAAGTAAAAAATAATACTAATTTTATTTATGCTTAAAATATATTTATGCCATTATTAGAACAGATTAACATTGACTTGCAAAAGCGCGAACAAAAAGGGATTAAAACTTACGGAACTACTTTAGATGGTGCGGATTTAAATAAAGAGCAATTATTAAATCACTTATACGAAGAGCTGCTTGATGCAGCTTTTTATATTAAAAAATTAATTAATGATAAGTCAAGTAATTAGTATTAATAAGTTAAAAAATAATACTGGACAAATAGAAGGGTTGCCTAAAAATCCAAGATTATTGAAGGATGACAAGTTTAAAAAGCTAGTTAAGTCAATTAAGGATGACCCTGAGATGTTACAATTAAGAGAAGTTATTGCTTATCCATTAAATAATGAATTAATTGTTATTGCTGGAAATATGAGATTAGGTGCTTGTAAAGAATTGGGACTAAAAGAAATACCTGTTAAAATACTTCCGCAAGATACATCAGTAGAAAAATTAAAAGCATATACAATTAAAGATAATTTAGGATATGGCGAATGGTCTTGGGATGATATTGCAAACGAATGGGATATGGAACAACTTGAAGATTGGGGGATGGATTTACCTTTGTTTGATAAGATTGACAATATTGAAGATGGAGAAGAAATAGAGTTTGAACAATCGGTACAATTAGAACCACCAAAAGAATATATATTAATTATGGCTGAACCAAATAGCGTTGAATGGGAAGAGTTAAAAGAAACATTAAAATTAAAAATAGTAAAGAAAGGAGGGTATAAAAAGGGAAGTCCATTTAATGCAGTAGGATTAGAAAGGGTTTTATATTGGAATGATTTTAAAAACAGATTAAATGTTAATAGCAATACCGAGTAAAAATAGAGCAGGAGATACAACAACAAATAAAATTCTGCCTAATATTGGAACTTTTTTTGTACCATTAAGCCAAGTGCATCAGTATAGTTATATTCAAAATGTAGTTGGAATACCAAACGAAATTCAGGGTATTACAAATACAAGAAATTGGATATTAAAAAACACAAAAGAAAATTGGGTAGTTTTTTTGGATGATGATGCAAAAAATGTAGGTTATACTCAACTAGGAAGAACACAAGCAAAAAAGATAGAAATCAGAGATGAGGGATTTTGGGCAGAAGAATTTATAAAAGCATTTGATTTAACTGAACAATTAGGCTATAAAATGTGGGGGGTAAAAACTGAAGCAGCACCACGCTCAGTTTATCCATATAAACCAATTATAACAAAAACATATTTAACCGCTTCCTGCATGGGAATGGTTAATGATGGAGAGTTTTATTTTGATGAAAATTTTAAAGTAAAAGAGGATTATGAAATATGCTTAAGACATATTGTTAAATATGGAGGTATTTTAGGAATTAGATATTTACATTGGGAAAATGAACATTGGGTAACTGAAGGAGGATGCAAAGATTATAGAACAATAGAAATGGAAAGAAAAGCAATAAAGGATTTAAATAAATTATATCCAAATATGTTAAGAAGTGCTAAAAGGAAAGCAAATCAATTTACAATACAGTTAAATTTATAATGAATAAGTGTAACGATATAGTGCTGGAGATATATAACCATCCTGACCTTATAAAAGCGATAAGCAAAACAAAGCCTGAATCAATACAAGACGATTTAAGACAAGAAATAGCAGTTAGCTTATTACTCCAACCTTGTGATAAGATATCAGCCCTATTCGCATCTAATAACTTATTACGGTATGCAATTAAGATATGTTGGTTTATGGCTACTTCTAAAACATCAGAATTTTATTATAAGTATAAAAAAAGTGATTTATTAAAAGCAGTTGAGTATTTTAATAGTCAATTAGATTTACCGATAATACCTGAAAGTTTAGCAGAAGAGGCAACAAAAGCGCTTACAAAAAATAACATAGATATTGAAACCGACCACGAAATAAGAATATTTAATAAATACGTAGAACTAGGCAGCAATAGAAAGGTAGCAGAATATTACGGAATACCAGTTAACCACGTTTGCAATATTACCAACAAAGTAAAAAAAGAATTAAAATGTATATTATTACAATAGCAGCATTTACGTTTGCTTATTATTTCATTAACGTAATTAATGGGCATATCATTCTAAAGAGGATATTCAAAATACCTTTAGTAAAAAGATTAAGACCTTTTGACTGTATTCAATGCCTTACTGTATGGTCAGCATTAGCATTTACATTTTTACCTATTCATACAGTTGAAACAATAGCGGTAATATTTGCAGCAGGGTTTATATCAATTAAAATAAAATGAAATATTCAAATAGTTTTACGCACGATTTAAAATTTGGGGAACTTGCAGAAACTTGGGTAAATGATTTATTTAACGGTGGATTAAAAGTTGAAGTAAAAAGCGATAGATTAGCATTAAAGACTGGTAATATATTTATAGAAGTTTATTCAAGGGAAAAGCAATCAGGCATATCAATTACCGATGCAGATTATTGGATATATAGATTTGAACAAAATGATATGGCAATAATAATACCTACTAATAAATTAAAAGAATTAGTTAAAGAATATTTTACAGGGAATTTCACATTAGGTGGGGATAACAATACAAGTAAAGGGGTATTAATACCAATAAATAAAATCTTACAAAAGCAATAGATGAATATAATTGGATTAACACATAAGGAATCAGGATGCGGATATCATAGAGTAATATTGCCCCTTGCTTTTATGGATGACATTAAAGGTTATGTAACCAACTTTATAACGGAAGATAAGACCGATAATTGGGATATTTTAGTTTATAACAGGATATGCCAATACGATTTAAATTGGAGCAAAACTAAGGAACTGCTTGGGTGTAAGGTAGTTATGGATATTGACGACCATTGGAAACTACCTTTTAATCATTTGAATTATGAGGCATACCAAAGCATGGGTGAAAGGATAGAACGTAACTTAATGATGGCAGATTTAGTTACGGTTACTAATTCTAACTTATTGAATAAAGTAAAGCAGTTTAATGATAACGTGGTAGTAATGCCCAATGCTTTACCGTATGGAATTAATCAGTTTACGGATATAAGGGTAGCATCTGAAAAGGTAAGATTATTTTGGTGTGGTTCGGTAAGTCATGAGAACGACATTAAGATATTGAGAGAACCACTAAAAAGACTGACAGGAAATATTCAAATGGTAATGGGTGGGTATAACGATAGCGACCCATTAACTAAATCTATTTGGGATAGAATGTTTTCAATGTTTGCTGGTAGGCATCCATCGGTTAAACTACCATCAACAAGTCCTACTCAATACATGGATATGTATAATTATGCTGATATTGTTTTAATACCTTTAGAAGATTCAGAATGGCACGGATGCAAAAGCAATCTTAAGATATTAGAAGCAGCAGCAAAGAGATTGCCTGTTATCTGTTCAAATGTTGCACCTTATAATATAAATACTGATGCTCCTGTGTTATGGGTAAATAATCAAAAAGACTGGTTTAAATATATTAATCTATTAATCAATAATCCTAGCTTAAGGGAAAATTTAGGCAACGAACTTTATGCGTGGGCGTCCAAAAGGTACAACTTCAAAGAAATTAATCAACAAAGATTTGATGCCTACAAAAGCATTATTACTTGAAAAAGAAACAAATCTAGTATTTGATAAGCATAGGCACTTTTACGATTTTTACCATAAGACAGGCGAAATAGTAAACTTTAACCATGATATTCAAAAAGAGTTATTAGATGAATATCGCAGAGTAAAAGATGCGTACTATCATTATAATACTAATTGTACAATATGCGTAATTGATTTCCTTAACCTAATATACAGATGGTATGATAACGCCTAAAGAATTTCTAGAAAAAGAAATAGGATGGGGCATAAGTTTTGACAATGCTGATTTTCTAAACCTAGCAAAAGAAACTGCAAGCCAATTAAAAGACCTGCCGATTAAATCAATAATGGATTTCGGTGCTGGTACTGGCGTTTATTCTGCTGCGTTTCATATTGAAGGATATGATACATTTGTTTATGAAATATGGAACGAGCATAAAGAATACATAAGAACCAAAGCACCACATCTAAATATAATTGATAAGCCAATTACAACGGATTTAATGGCAATAATTGAAGTTGCAGAACACATGACCAACAAAGAGATTTTAGACCTATTTAAAGCGGTTAAACCTACTTATGTACTATTCAGTTCAACAAGTGAGATAACAGACTACGATGAGCAATGGGGGCATATTAACGTAAAGAACCAAGCTGATTGGGTATTGATGTTTAAACGTATGGGTTATGAATTAGATAGACATTTATTTTATCCCACAGTTTACAGTAAATTATTTAAATTATGTCTTTAGAGAAACAACCACATGGAGGATTCCTTAATCGTTATGAGAAAGGAGCAGCATGGAAAGGTAACAGGAATGGCAGACCTAGAAAGTATATAACTGAATTAGCACCAATGGGTTATAAGAACGCACAGGTAATGGATTGCATTCAGGTATTAATGGCAATGACTGTGGATGAATTGAAAGCAGTTTGGGATAACAAAGAAAGCACAATATTAGAAAAGACTTTAGCAAATGCGTTAATTAAATCAATGGCTAAAGGTTCGTTGTATTCAGTAGATACTTTATTAAGCAGGGTATACGGTAAGCCAAAAGAAACAACGGCAGTAATTCAGGATAGCAAAATAGAAGTGGTATTTGTAAAGGGTAAAACCATTTTATGATTTTAGAGTTACCAGAAGCGCATAAAAATCAAACTAAAATACTTGAATCACAGGCAAGATTTAGAGTTGTAATGTGTGGCAGAAGGTTTGGTAAGTCTGAATTAAGTCAGGTTGAAATTATTAGCAATGCAATTCAGGGAATGAATGTTGCCTACATCACTCCAACATATAAACTAGCAAAAACATTCTTTGAGAAATTAATACAATGCGTACCATTTGAAAACAACAAAAGCGATTTAACTATTCATTTTCCTAATGAAGGAACAGTTGAATTTTATACAGGTGAAAGACTAGATAATCTAAGGGGTAGAAAATTTCATTTAGTAGTAATAGATGAAGCCAGCTTTATACCTAACTTAGAAGATGGCTGGCTAAATTCAATCCGACCTACCTTAACCGATTATCAAGGCAGAGCATTATTCCTATCAACCCCACGAGGCAAAAACTATTTTTATTCTCTTTACATGAAGGGTGGGCAAAGAGATTGGGAAAGTTTTAAGTTTACTACTTATGACAATCCTTATATTTTAACATCAGAGATTAATGATGCAAAAGCACAGTTGCCATCAGTTGTATTTGAGCAAGAATACATGGCTAACCCTATGGAAAATGCAGCCAATCCATTTGGTAGTGAACACATTACAAAGTGTACTTGTAATTTAAGTTACAATGAACCCATGTACTTTGGTATTGATTTGGCAAAGTCTGTGGATTGGACTGTTATAATAGGATTAGATAGCGATGGTAAAGTAAGTTACTATAAACGGTTTCAAAAGGACTGGTTACAGACAAAAGAAACAATAAGACAGATACGAAAGCACAAACATATTTTTATTGATAGTACTGGAGTTGGTGATGCGATTGTAGAGGACTTGCAAAAGCACTTCAATGATATGACAGGGTTCAAATACACATCTACCAGCAAGCAGCAGTTAATGGAAAGCCTTGCATCATCAATCCATAAAGGCGAGATAGGATTCCCCGAAGGAGCAATTAAAGACGAATTAGAAATATTTGAATACTTATTTACATCAACTGGGGTAAGGTATTCTGCACCATCAGGATTCCATGATGACTGTGTTAACGCTTTAGCATTAGCTAATAAATGCCGTATTGAAAACAAAGGAAGCGGTCAATATCATTTCATTTAATTACATTTTTCAAAAACTTATATAATAGATTATGACAATTAAGCAATTTCAGGAGTTGTACTATGTGGCTACTTCAACCGATATGGACTTTGATAAGTCAATTAAGATGGTAGGTATAGTAACAAACAAAACACCTGAGCAGGTGGAAGCAATGTCAATGATTCGTTTTAATTTACTTTGTGCAAGGGTACATAAAGAGTTTAAAATATTTGAAAGGGATTTGTTAAAAAGCAAACCTAGAAAGATAGTAAGGGTAGGAAAGCGATTTTATAAAATTAATTACGATGTAGCAAAGGCAAAGGCATCAACCTATGTAGAAGTAGCAACCTTTAGCACAGATATAATTCAGAACTTGCACAAAATAATGGCTTCAATAGTTACACCAGTTAGATTTAGATGGGGTAAATGGGTAGAGGTAGACCATGAAGATTTAGCAAAAGAAATGGAGGCAATGGATTTTGCGGCTGCTTACCATGCAGCGGTTTTTTTTTACACTCTATTCAACGTATCAATGCAAGTTATCCAGCCTTATTTGGTGGCAGAGATGACAAAGAAAGGAATATCGAAGGAGAAAGCGATGGAGGTATTGACGATTTCACAAAACATTTTGGATGGCTTTACAATGCCAAGATGGTCGCAGACTTCGAAAGAATATCTATTGAATCGGTTTGGAATTTAAAAGTAATTAATTTTTTAAATGATTTACTTTATTTAAAATTAAAACAGGATAAGGATAATGAGTATCTCAAAAAGTCAGCTTGATAATTTTGCTAAAATAGGTAAGTCAGATTACACTATTGATGATACTTATGTGCCTGATTTAGATAATACAACATTGGCTTTTTTTGAACAATATGCTAAAACATTTTTTGAAGAAATACAAATAGAACTAAAAGCAAAAAAAGTAAAAAGAGCAAGCGGTGATTTAGCAGATAACACAAAGGTAGTTGCAAATGAGGATGGAAGCGGTATAAAGATATCAATGATTAACTACTATGATTTTGTAAATAAAGGAGTTAAGGGTGTTGACGATTATTCAAATGCCCCAAATAGTCCGTATCAATATAAAACATATGGAATGCCCAAAAAGGCAAGGGATGGAATTAAAAAATATATCCAAAGTGGGAAAGCGAGATTAAGATTAGAAACACCTAAAAAAACAATAATAGGCGCACAAAAAAAGAGTCCTTCAATTAATTCACAAGTTCAAACAATGGTTTATCTAATTAAGAAATGGGGTATAAAAACAACTAACTTTTTTGATAACGCAACGGAAAGAGTAACAAAAGATTTAAGTGAAGATTTAATGTATCTAATTGGAAAAACTATAATAGTAAAAATTGGGCAACCTAAAAAGAAAAGTAAATGAGTATAACAATTAATACCAATCCTGCAAGCGGAAGCACGGCACAAGATGACCTGTGGCACGTTGCAACAAGTACGGCATCAGGTAGTACAGACATGAAATATATCTTTGAAGTATATGTAGGTGGCAATAGAAAAATATCAGTTAGGCAATTCCCTGAACCTTCAACAGGAAAGGCATATTTTAATGCAGGTGCTACGGTGCGCAATAGTCTTACTTTTAATTGGTTTGAGCCAGTTGGTACTGCTTACGTTTATGAGCCAAATTTAAGCGGTGAAATGGCAGTACAATACGATATTAGAGTAGGCGAGGAAGTTAGCGGAATAACAACATTTAATCTTGCATCAGGAACTACAACGGCATACAATTACAATGCTCCTTTACTAAAGCGAAGGGTATTAAGTTTGTCTGATAGATTAAACAAATGGTTAACCAATAGACCACTTTATGCAAATACTAAACTGGGTGAAAATTTATACATTCCATTTTATACCAATACAACCTTAAATTTAAAATGCTCAACCTTTGATGCATCTAATAATCAAATAGCAACTGCAAGCGGAAGCACTACAACAATAGAGAATGGATTTGTACAAATGAATATCGGAAGTACTGCAATAGCTACTGCATTATCAATAACAATAAACGACAGTGTAAAGTATTATGAAGTATGGTTTAATAGTTTTGAAAAGATAAGGGTTTACGTTGTTTGCAATCCTAAGTATGAGCCTATTAATATTCACTTTGTAAATGCTTGGGGTATGTGGGATAGTGAAAGATTTGATTTAGTCAGTAGGCTTAATATGTCGGTTGAACGTAAAGCATTTGAGCAAAGAGATTATAGATTTAACGGTAATGCAGTTGACTACAAAAGCACATCAAATAGATATTATGAAGGGGCAATTAATTATAGTAATAAATCAAACTTTACTTATAAGCTAACTGCCGATGCTTTAACGGATGATGAATATAGTTGGATGGCTGACCTTATAGCATCCCCACAAATACTGATGGAGATAGACAGTTACTTTTATCCTGTTACATTAGTGGAAAATAACTATGAGTTTAGCAAAAATGTATTTAACAAATTAAAGGCATTAGAGTTAACGTTTAACATGAACCAAACAAGATATTCCCAATTAAGATGACAAGAATATTAATAGAAGATTACGACCTAGATATTGATAAGGGATTGAGTAATCAAATTACTTATTCGGTAAGTGATTTAAAAAACTTAGATACTAAGACAACATCATTTAGTAAAACAATTATATTGCCAGGAACTGCAAATAACAATTCTTTACTTGGTAATATATTTGAGTTTAACAATGCAAACTATACGGATACATCAAGTCCAAATGTTGCGTATAATTACAATGCAAGTAAAACTGCAAAGTGTAGTATAGTTGTAGATGGGATGACAGTAATAAAAGGAGTATTTAAATTACTTGAAATTATTATTGATGGACAGAATGTAGAATATGAATGTAGCGTTATTGGTGAACTTGGTGGATTTTCTATGAGTTTAGGCGCAAAGAAAATCCAAGAACTAGATTTTAGCGCATATAATCACGTTTATAGTATAGCAAATATTACAGGAAGCTGGACAAATGAAAATGCAGGTGCTGGTTATTATTATCCTCATATTGATTACGGAACTTATTCAACTGATAAAAAGAATTGGAATTACAGAACATTTAGACCTGCTTTATTTGTAAAAGAATATTTAGAAAAGATTTTTGAAGTAGCGGGTTACACGTATGAAAGTGATTTATTTAATACCGATAGATTTAAGCGTTTAATAATTCCGCATAACTTAAAAAAGATTGTTAGTTACCTAACAGGGCAAGCAAAGTTTGTAGCTAAGATTGCAACGTATGTTAATGATGTTGCTTGGAGGTGGAATGCGGTAAGTTTAGGTGATTTCTTATTAAGTGGCAGTTATGATGAAGCAATATATTACAATGGTGCTACAACGATAACTGCTAATTTTAGGATTTCATTATCGGGTCAAGTTATAACGCAAGATTTTGCTGGCACTTATTATTTTACATTAACAAAAAATGGTGTAGCTATTGGCTCTGTTCCAATTACAACAACATCAAGTTTACCGTATACATTTTCTGCAAAGAAAATAAATGTAGACAATGTAAGCATTGCTTATGGTGATACTTTTGCAGTTAGTTATCCATCATACAGTATTACATCATTAAGGCAGATAACAAGTTCATTTGATATTATTACTGACTCAAAATTACCTGTAACTATTAATCTTGGTGATACTATCACAATAAATGATTGCATCCCTAAAAACATACTTCAAAAAGATTTCTTTGCTTCTATTTTAAAGTTATTTAATCTTTATGTAGATGAGAATAGGTTTGATGAAAAGCATTTAATTATTAAACCTTATGTAGATTATTATGATGGTAGTGTAGAGGATTGGAGTGATAAGGTAGACAGGGGCAAACCGATAAGGATTAAGCCTATGTCGGAGTTAAACAGTCGTTATTATTCTTTAAAATATAAAGATGATAATGATTACTATAATGAGTTGTATAAAAAAAGATATAACGAAGGATACGGAAGCAGAATATTTGATAGCGAGTATGAATTTTCAAAAGAGACTGAAAATGTAGAATTAATATTTGCTCCTACTCCCCTAGTTGGTTATGCTGCGGAAGATAAAGTTTATAGTACAATATTTAAACAAACAAATGATTTAGAGGAAGTTATTGATTCAGTTATCAGAATATTAGTAGCAAAGAAAATTACTGGAGTAGCAAGTTACAATATCTTAGATGGTGCAACTGTATTAACAAGCCAAACCGTTTATGGTTATGCAGGACACTTTGATGACCCTGATGCGGTAGCAAATGATTTAAACTTTGGTGCAACACAAGAATTATTTTTTACATTGGTTAGTGGTGCTTTAAATGTTAATCAATTCAATGTTTATTATAGTCCGTACATGGCAGAAATTACAGATAAGGATAGCAGATTATTAACTTGCAATGTAAAGTTAACCGATGTAGATATATTTAATTTAAATTTTGCTTCATTCAAATATATTGATGGTGGTTTGTATAGATTAATTAAACTTACTGATTATACACCTGAAGCAAACGAAACAACGAAGGCAGATTTTTTAAGGGTAATAAATAAAGAATATTAAAATGGCAACGGAAAAACAAATATTAGCTTATGAGATTACACTCGAAGCGGCAAAAGCAGAGGGTTCAGTAGGTAAATTTAAAAAGGAATTAAAAGATGCCAATAACGAATTGCAATATATGGCAGAGAGGTTTGGTGAAACTTCTATTGAAGCACAAATCGCAGCAAAAAAAGTTGCAACATTAAAGGATGCAATTGGAGATGCAAAAGCAGTAGCAGATTCATTTAGTCCTGATAAAAAGTTTGTTGCATTAGGTGGTGCTTTACAAGGTGCAGTTGCTGGATTTAGTAGTTTGCAGGGCGTTATGGGATTATTTGGTGCGGAAAGTAAGGATGTAGAAAAGATGATTTTAAAAGTTCAAAGTGCAATGGCTTTGCAACAAGGAATAAGTGGCGTAATTGGTGCAATGGATAGCTTTAAATTATTAGGTGCTGAAGTAGTAAAGAGCAATTTATTTTTAACTATTAATAATTCAGTTACTGCCATATCAAGTGGTTTAATGAAATTGTTTGGGATATCAGTTGATACAACATCAATGTCATTTAAGCTACTTAAAGGTGCTATTGCAGCAACTGGGATAGGTTTATTAATTATCGCAGTTGGAGAGTTAGTAAGTAAATTTCAAGAATGGTCACAAGCAGCGGAAAATGCAGCAAAAAAACAAAAAGATTTTGATGCAGCACAAGTTCAATCTTCAAAAGATGCGGTGGCTTCCGTTACACACAGATTATTATTAGAAAAAAATCTTGCAGTTTCAAAAGCTACTACTGAAGAACAAAAATTTAAAATTGAACAAGACTTTAAACGGAAATCAATAATTCTTTTACAACAACATTATGAGAAAACAAAAGGATTAAATGATAAAGAATCAGAAAGTGCAATTGGTACAATACAAGATATAAATAATGCTGGGCAAGTTGCAGCAGAAAATGAAAAACAAAGGGTAATAAAAGATAATAAAGAAAAAGCAAAAGAAAGTGCAAGATTAGAAAAAGAAAAAAAAGAAAAACAACAAGCAGCAACTGATAAATATTTTGAAGATGCAAGAAAGCAAGGCGCAAAAGATTTAGAAATAGCAGCAGCAAAAACAAAAGACCAAGATGAACAAATAAAAAAAGATGAATTACTAGCAGCATCAAAAGTTACAATTAGTTCAAATGCTGCATTTGCTGTAAGAGATGCCACTAAAATGTCAGTTGAACAAACTAATGAACTAAATAAAAAATATAATGATATTGATTTAGCTGATGCAAAAATATTACAAGATGCAAAAGTAAAAGCAACAGTTGATACTTTAAATATTGTAGGAGATATTCTAGGAAAGGAAAGCGCAGCAGGAAAAGCAATAGCGATTAGTAGTGCGTTAATAAATACATATTTAGGTATATCAGCAGGGGTTAAACTTGGATACCCAGCAGCTATCCCAGCAGTATTGGCGGCAGCAGCAACAGGATTTAAAGCAGTTAAAAACATCATAGGTACTAAATTACCAAAGGGTGGTGGGGGAGGTGGTAGCGTTCCATCAATGGGCAGTATGGAAGCACCGATTAAACCACAAACACAAACTACAACATTATCAACTGCATCAATTAACCAAATAGGTGTAGCAAGTTCAAGGGCATTTGTATTGGAAACCGATGTTACTAATAATCAAGAAAGGATACAAAGATTAAATAGGGCGGCAAGGATAAATTAAACAACTAATTTTAAATTATATATTATAAATATGAAATTGCCTATTTACGATTTAATAATTAATCAGGATGAGAATAACGATGCAGAGGTTTCATTCGTGGCTTTGGTTGACGCACCTGCAATTAAAAAAGAATTTCTTGCATTTAATGAGGAAGAAAGATTAACATTTGCTATCCAATCCGAAAGCGAACATATCATCACAGGACCATTAATGATTCCACAACAATTAATTTATAGAAATTCAGAACAATTCGGAGAACACTATGTAAAGTTTTCAGTTGATACCATCAAACAGATAGCAATTAAGTTTAGCAAAAAGGGATATCAAAAAAACGTTAACCTTATGCATGAGGCAAATATGCAAGTGGAAGGGGTAACAATGTTTGAAAGTTTTATAAGCGATTCTAAGCGTGGTATAAAACCGATGGAAGCATTTAAAGACTTACCTGATGGAACTTGGTTTGGTAGCTTCTACGTTGAAAATATGAAGGTATGGGAATTAGTAAAGTCAGGCGAAGTAAAGGGATTTAGCGTTGAGGGGATGTTTGATTATGAAGCACCATTAAGCGAAGACCAAAAACAACTAGCAGAATTAAGAGAAATTTTAAACAGTTTTTAAAAATCAATATAATAGTAATATGGAAGCAAAAGAAATTTTACAAAAAGTAAAGCAATATTTTAACGAATTAGCTGCTGCCCCTGAAGTTATGGCTGCACCAATTGCAGAACCTACCGAATACGAATTAAAGGATGGCGGTAAAGTCATGATTGATGTTCTTGAAGTTGGTGGTATTGTAATGATTGATGGTAGTGCTGCATTAGCAGGCGAAGCCGAATTAGCAGATGGTACAAAAATGACTATCGGAGATAACGGAGTTATTACTGCAATATCAATGCCTGAAGAACCAATGGAAGAACCTATTGTTGAAGATATGAACACAAAGTTTGCAGCATTTGAAACATTGACAAGCGAAAAATTTGCTAACTATGAAATTAAGTTTTCTGCATACGAACAACGTTTTGCTGATTACGAGGTTAAAATGAAGAAAGCAAATAAAGTAATTGACGAACTTTTAAAATTATCAACTTTACTAGTGGAAGCACCAGTACAAGCACCTGATAGTTCAGTAAGAACATCAAACACTTTTAAAGATGTAGAAGAAAAAAGAACACTAAATATTTTATTTAACTAAACAATTATAAA